TTATTTTTTAAACAAACCTCTACGGTGCATGACCGTGATAAAGCGATAAAAGTCGTAACTCGCTCCGTTGTCGATGCTAAACAACGGGTTCTTCGGATCATAGGCTAGTGCAGCATCTACAGCCGCTTTGGCCCATACCGGAACCTCCATTTGCTGGCGTGCCTGTAGTCTCTCCACCTGTGCCTTCAACGCATCAAACGCTGCTTTCTCCTCGGTTGTCATCGGTTCGCCCCCTTTTGGTGGTTCGGTTGGGTTCGGCGGATTTGTGGGTTCTGTCGGTTTAGGTGGATTTGGAGGTGTCGTTGCAGGTGCATATCTGGCTCGTAGCTGCGCTGCCGTCCCTTCAAACTCGTTCATGTCGACGTTGCCCGCAATGCCGTTCACCTTACCCGAATCCGTATACTGCCAGAATGTCCAACGCTTCCAAGCAGGCTGATCATCCGGCACCCGTGTGTTGCTGTAACGCGCGATCCATAGATCATACGTACCGAGCGAGGCATCAAAATTAACAGCAAATGAATTGCCCGTATATATAATTGGTTTTACGCCAGTAAGACGTTGTAATTCGGTTAAAAAAGCTTTGGCTACAGTGTTCATCTGCGCTCTGCTCAAATTACCGGGGTTATTCTCATAGTCCATGACAGGAGGTAATTGTAATGCCTTCGCACCCCCGACCTTCTGCAACGTGTTCGCATAATGCGCTGCTTCGGCTTTGGCGATCTCTGTAGAGGTTCCGCGGAAAAAATGATACGTTCCCACCAGCATGCCAGCCGCAAGTGCGCCAGCCACATTTTGCTGAAAATTTGGATCGGTATACGTTCGTCCCTCCGTTGCCTTGATGAACACAAATGTCATGCCACTTGCCTTAACTTTGGCCCAATCAATCGTGCCCTGATATCGGGAGACGTCAATGCCCTGCGTGTTGCCTGGCGTTCTCGTTTGCATGGTTCTCACACCCTTTACGCGGCAAGTTTGCCGTTTGTATATAGTAGATGTCAGGACAAGGTAGTTTGCCTGTGTGCATGTCCTGATGTTTTGGAGTTTTGAGGAGTTTAGAGGGAATGTTGTTGGGATTAGATTCGGTGGTTGCTGGAATAGTTAGGGTTGGTGTGGTGTGTTATAAAACAAAACACGTTTAGCGGTTAGGTACTAATCACTAAAATGACAGAGCTCTCTTCGTTTGGTGTATCAGCGCACTTTTGGATTTCTTGTGAATAAGGTTGATCATTTTAGTGATAGATAAAACTGTTGGAACTACTCTATTCCTAGTTTATTAGCTAAATGAATCTAAAATATGCTTCGAGGCTAGTCCTATTCGGTTTGCTATAGGTTTGCATTCAACACACTATTTGAATTGCTATTAGATTTGTATTTTTGTGCGATAGATGAATACTGTAAAGATGCAACTACTTTTTATCTTTTTTCTTGTGTGTGTCACTATCATCATCCGTTTGAGCAAAAGATTCATTAGACTTAAAAGGGAGGTTACCGGGGTGATCCCCGGCTCCTCCCTTACCCTTGAGCACTTCAATTGCCTGCCGAATCGCAGGCGGAATGGGCGCGCCCAGCTTGCCACCATTTTCAATAATAGACAACAGCTCATTCGCGATATAAAAAAAGGCGACCGCATCCCTGAACAAATGTCCGTCTCCCAGAACACCGTCCACCAGATGAGCCACCGATACCATTGCGAAAATGAATACCTTTCGGGCAATGCCGAACATCCCAATATTGCTTTCTAACTTGCCTGTCGCCCCCGCCGCCGCGATCCCTGATAGGTAGTCTAGAATGACGAATACGAGCAGTACCCCGAGCACACCCGACCATCCTCCAAAGAAATACGTCCCTGCACTACTTATCAGTGCTATCCCCCATTTCCACAGGGTATCCCATCGTTCCATGGTTTCGCCTCCTTTGATTCGAAATACAAGATGCTTCAGAAGAAATAAGGTAACTCCCGCATTTAATCGCTTGTTGTACCAAATTTCCGATATATTAATTTCAGTTAAATGAATATAGGTGATTGTACTAATAAAGAAAAATATGATACTGACATTGATACACTACTTGATGAACTAAACCACAAACGTACACCAACTTTTGAACCAGCATTAAAATATATATCTTCCACGTACATAGGACTAGTAGTTCCTCTTACTTCCATTGAACGCAAAGTTCCGGTAGAACCACTACTAGAATAGATTTGTACATATACAGTAAGTCCTGTAGTAGACCATATGCTTCCAAATTGAAGCTCAGTTCGATAAACACCTGCTCTTTTTATAGTTACCGATAAACTAGTTGGGGTTGGCGTTGTTACATTACCTGATACCGAGTCTGAGCTATTGGGTCCATAAATACGAGTATTACCTGGAGTTGCTTCAAATGGTGCAATACTACTCTGATTATAAATACCCGCTGGAATTGATACGGTGTTATTTATATCAGACCTGAATGATGCTGTCCCTCTGTTAGGAAGAGTACCACTTACTAGTCCATTCTCCGTACTAATTGTCTTTCCAGCGCGAACATCACCTTCAATTGCAGTTCCGTACTCCCCCCCTTCACCCTGCAAGATAAAAGCCATTCCATCATAAACAATTGTGTATACTCCACCATCTCTAAAAAATCCACTCGTTAAATCAGATCCGTTTGATTTTTTTATAAGTTTTGGCCCAGTTCCATTCACATTTAAAGTCGATACCCCATTATTGCTTACATGTACTTTCAACGTTATTCTCATTCCAGCAACGATAGCTGATGGAGCAGGCGAAAGATTAATAATATAAGAATTTGCTGAACCAGTTGTTGTTCCATAACCTACAGCATTATTCCATAGAGCTCTTTCGGCACTTGAAATGTGCTTCAAAGTGTCGTAATCATGTTCAGTTAATTTATCAAAAACATCTCCTACCGCCTTCTCCGTCGCAGCCAAATCTTCACGAGTGCCATCAACTGCGTTGGATAGTTGGACGATACCCTTATCTGTTAAGGATGCATCATCAATAACGATTTCCCCGACTTTCTGATCGGTGTATACCTTCAGCTCTTCAATATCATCCCTTGTAGGTACTTTTCTCCACGGACCCCATCCGACATAGTAGTTTCTTTGAAAGACTTGTAGGTTACTCGGTTCAAAGGTTGTTAGAGTTTGAACCACACCAGCATGTTTTTCTATCGTCAAATGAAAGGCTACTCCTACTGGGGAATTAGCTAAAGTTGCTACTGTGGCATTTGTTGGGCAATAATATTCTCCTTCTGTAGTATAGCTATTAAGATCAGATTCCCCAGGTATAAGGATAGATTCGCGTGTCGCCACACCTGCATCAATCTTTTCAAAAATTCCATTAATACTCTCCCGGGTTACACTCTCATTTCCCAGGGGCAAAGGTAACTTCAGTCGATCGGTTTCTTTTGGCATTATGCCCACACCTCCAGTTCAGTCCACGTCAGGGACGCGGCGTCTAGTTCATCCCAGGTGATCTGTTTGTTGTCCAGATCGTCCCAGATTAGATAGCGATACTCGTACTCCACAGCCATATGTGCTGGTTTCAAATCATCAATTGCCCGTTTGAGATCATCAATATTAGGCGGAATGCCCATCGTATCCACAAAGCTGACGGTAAAGCTCCATGCTTCCGGCTGAAAAGAAACATCTACCTTGCCCCCGGCATACGCCTCAGCCACGTTGGAAACAAGCCTGCCCGAGAACTTTCCGGCACCACGTAGCTTGGACTCCACTACAGCACGCCGTTGTTCCACAGGTTTGAGACGATCTATCTCAATGCCCAGCTCCTGCTCCCAGTAGCCTAATCCCCATGTTGCAGTACGGACAAAAAATTGATCCAATGTCTCATCTAGTGCCTGAACTAAGAGATCCATCTCGGTACCTTTGGACTGCATATCGGCTTGCATCACCCGTGAAGTCTCATAATACTGAGGCAAGAAGGAGAACATCTCTCTCCCCTTTTCACTCGTCAGTCCAGCATTTACAGCAGAAGGTACACTCATGTTCTGCGTCCTCCTTTCTTTTCACATATAAGGATAGCTTCTTACTCGGCTGTTCTAACCTGAGAGCCCCAGCGAATTTATCCTCATTGAGCCTTTCTCCAGCCCTCCTTACCTCTACACCCACATTATTCATACACGTCCACCGTTCCCAGAACCGCCACCTGACTTGCTGTCATCTCAATATTCTGATCACTCACACCATTCACGGTAAGCTCCGAATAGTCGATGATCGGCGGAATGTCGAGCAGGATGGCAGCAATACGTGTGTAGCGAACGAGCGGGTCGGCAAAAGCAAGCTGCTTCAGATACGCGGTCACCCCGCGTTCGATCAACTCCCGCACATCGGCTAGCGTGGCATCACTCGCCAGTGTCAGCTTCACCTGAATATTCATCGGCACTTCCTCTGCCGGCATGACGGTTACTACAGGCCCCGCGGGTGCAACACCTTCACCTTGTCCATCCTGTGTTGGGTCTACGTACTTCTGCACGGCCGCCACTAGATCACTGCCCGCAGCTCGCTTGTCTGTATCCAGCAAATACAGCCCCACACTGCCTGGCCCCTGCCAGAGCGGAATAACTCGCGTCGCTCCAACTCCCGGAACTTCGCTTGCCCACTGTACATATTGAGCTTTGTTTCCACTGGTTCCCTGATTGCGGACTTTGGCATAGAAGCGTTCTAGCAAAGCGGTATCTGCTTCAATATCCGCTCCGCCCTTGATTACATCTACGTTCGTGACCGAAGTCACGCCGCTCATCGGTGTAGACAGCACGGTTACTGTGCCTGCTGGCACATTGCTTTCTTTTCCCGCAACGAGCGCTCGTACACCGACCATGCCAGAACCATCCTCACCTAACTCCACGCGCCCAACCGTTTCATATTCTAACGAGGCTTCGCCCGATACTTCATCCGCGAGTGTTGCCACTACGGTGCCTGCTGGCACCACTTTCCCCGGCGTACCCACGAATCTCACCACGCCTTGTGCCACCACCGCTGCCCGCCGAATAATGCCATGCTCCCCAGCACGTAAATCCAACTCCTCCGAACGGAAATTCGGATCACTGCTCGCAGCGGTACTTGCGAATCCACGCCGTAATAATTCCTGCGCCCAGAGCGCGGCCTCAGATAACATGAACGCTACCGGAGCCTCTGCATCCCACAAGAAAGAACCTTCTGACTTGTCCAGATCCGCGGGCAAACGATCCAGCATACGCTGCATAATCTGTTCCTCCGTCTGATCTTCCAAATAACGCGGCATCTCAGCCATCCCGTCAGATCACCTCACTTTCCAAAATAAACATCTCTTCCTGCACACTCCCCACCCGACAAGAAAACACACATTGCTCCATGTTCCAGTTGAATGTGAACTGATCTACCGATTCAGTGCGCGGATCTGCCAGCAACGTCTCACTCACCATACGAGCGATCTCACTTTCCATCACACCCCGGCGATCCCCCTGCCCGATCAGTTCCTCAAGCTCGGAGCCATAGTTCCGAGAATAGATCATATGCCGGTACCGCGGTGTTTTGACCGCTTTGATGCACCACTGCACCCAGGCCTCATGAGCATCTGTCACAGCGAACTTCCCACTCGGAGTCAGTACAAAATCCCCCGCATCATAATCGAATCGCCAGCTCCGTCCAAAGGTCACCTCTTCCGAAGCCGCACCCGACAGATCCTCCTCATCTCCCCAGACCACACCTCGATCAGGAAACAAACTAGGCATTGGCACTCACCACCTTACACAGCACTACAATGTCGTTTCCACTATTCACACGCATGGCGAGCACACGATCCCCAGGTTTCAAGCCTTTTCCCAGCGACCAATGGGCTTCATCTACTTCACTCTCCTGCAAAAGAAACCGTCCTACGCTTGTCGTCCCGCCATTCGCCACATCACCGATCCCTGAGATTGCGCCAACAACCTCACGCTCTGGCAACGTCAATGTTCCGGGAAACTCGGCAACAAGATAATCCTGCACTTCATGCTTGAAATCATCCAGCTTCACACCCGATGACGTCACTGTACCCAGCACCGCGCCCATTCCACTGACGGCTTGGCGAGAATGGTTACTCATCGCACCACGCATCACATCGGCAAACTGTCCATACGGATCATCGTTATTCAAGGTAAACCCTCCTTCTCACCATCTCCGCCGTAGCTAGTTCCAACGTCATCGTTCCAGCTCCAGCCAGATCGCGGCTCACCGACATGACGATCAGCTTTAGTCCTTTCAATAACACGGCATCCCCGGCACGAATGGTATTGATATCTGGGGCAGTCACGGTAAACGTCTCCTGAATCCCAGCCAGACGACTCTTCGCCAGTTTCTTGGCGGCAGCCGCTGTTTTCACCTGATCGTCCTCGACCAACTTTTGCAACGTACCGAGTTCAGCTACACCCTCCTGCTCAATTGCGAGCACTTTGGAGGGAACCTCTTTGCCACTCCCTGACTCTGAAGCCGCCATGACTTTTACCTTTGTAACAGCGCCTTCCAGCGTCCGCATCTGTGTCAGATCAATGAGCCGATCCAGCTCATGCACCTTTGTGTTACTGCCAATCTTATAAAGTTGCAACCCGCTAGACATCATTCGAGGATGATACATGTCTCCTCCTGACTTGGCAGTTTCCTTCAGATCGGCAAACATCATCGAGAAAATCGTCTGCGCCCGATACACCGCCTTCCCGAGCTTAGTTTTGGTATCTGGCAACGTGGCACAGGGGATTTTCCATTCCTTAGCGTACGTTTTGAGCCGCTGCGTCGCGGTCTGGTCCTTCGGTAACAGGAACTCATCCTCCGACTTCTCCAAATAGATCATGCGGTCGTACACCGTGAGAGACAATCGCTTCGTGCCACTATTGGAGCTTTCAACCTCCCAGATGACAGCAGGATGCAATAACGGAACCTTCGCCTTTTCTCCAAAAGGAACCCCACTGATCCGCACCGGCATCCCCGGTGATATCGAAGGTAGACCCGAGGATGCAGACACCGCCAGACGGATGTTGGCCTGATAAGCAATCTGTTCGAGCGAATCCTTCAGCGTAATCGTCTCCACCAGTTTGGTCACGTCGTATTGATCATCAATGATGACTTGGTATGTCACGGCATCACCAGCTTCTGCCCAGGCTTGATCCGGTTCGGATCACTGCCGATGGTCTTGGCATTGAGCTTGTAGATCTCGTTCCATTTGGAACTGCTCCCAAGCTCCAGCTTGGCTATTTTGGACAGAGAATCCCCAGATTTAACGCTGTACGTCTTGTTTGTTTTTTTCAGATCGGTGCGAGTATTCGTCTTGCCTGCTGTCTTCGCACTCGTCTTCTCTACCTTCGAGTCCCGCCATGTACGCATGGTGAGGTCAAAATAAATATCCCCACTCTCCCCACCCCGGAAGGTCGTATTGTGAGACACAAGATACACAGGCACATTCACACCTGTATTCGTAATAATGAAGCGCAGCGGCTTCTTTGATACTAGAAATGTATTCAGTATGTTCATCGCTACACGTGGATCGGGAATATCCGCATATGTGCAGTAGGATGCATCGTATTCTTTGGGAAAAAAAGAAGAGAAGGTGATCTCCTTCACCCTCTCTCCCTGCGCAAAATCAAACTCGCCATGCTCCAGCATATTAATCGTCTCATACCCTTTGGAACGAGAGATATTCAACTCTTCTGGATTCACGGGAAATTGGAAGGATGTCGTCCCGTCTTTTAACGTAAACTCCATCTCTATCCCTTTCACTTGATCTTCAATTACACTCATACCTGACCTCCTTTCATCCTAGGCCATGATCGTTTTACGGTTCTCCATCGCGCGTCTTACCTCACTCACCACACGCTGTCCGACCTGTCGGGCAAGTCCATCATAGTCAATCGCATTCTCGCGAACGGTAACTTGCACCGCACCTACAGGAACATTCACAGCAATCTGGTTCGTGGTCTCGGTTTTGAAATCCTTGAGGTAACTTGATAGACTACTCATCTGGTCTTCCGAAATCTGCACGGTCATCGGGGATGATTTGCCATTAGTTCCCGCTGTGGACTGTGATCCATTTCCCGCATTCATTGCCTGCATTTGCATCATGCTCGAACCTTGAAATGCCACCGAAGTGGGTTGAACCCCCATCGATGTCATATACGCCAACGGGCCTGTGGTCAAGAGCGCCGAAGGAATATAAGGCGGAGCTATTGCAGGTTGTACTGAAGGGGGCGGAGGCACAGGGGCAGGAGGAACCTTCTCTTCTTCCTTCGAGCCAAACCCGAAGAAATTGGAGATGCCACTCGTAATACTTTTCGTTTTTTCGGCGACATAATCTACCGCACCAGATACAGCATTGCCCACGCTCTCGGTTGCGCTCGACATGAAATTGCCAATATCCTTCGCTTTACCGCCAATCCATTCGCCTGCAGCACTTCCAGCCCAACCGCCAATTGCGCCGCCCACATACGTGCCAATCCCAGGTAAAATCACACTTCCAATGGCGCTACCAATAGCGGTACCCGCAGTTCCACCTATCATGGAGCCTACGGCTCGGCCACGCTCTCCAGCTGGAGCAGAAGCCACATTTGCCACATCTGCCAGCATGCTGATCGGTCCCAGCAATTTCCCTGCTCCCTTGGCTAGACCTCCACTTATCTTGCTAAACATGCCGTTACCCGATAACAGGTTGGACATGCCCATCGGTGAACCTGACAGGATGCCTGAGTTGAAACCGGATTTCCCTCCACCTCGCATCCGTCTATTCTTCTCCATGGATAAGGATTCGCGGAAGGACTTTTCTGATAAGTCTTGATGAATTTTGGATTGGGTTCGAGCGGGTGCTGGAGTAGTTCTCGGAGATCGGCCTCTGTAACCTCCCCCAGAAACTCTACGTGGGGTTTTCTCGGCTTGACCACCACCAACATTTCCAGTTCGAGAATTGGTTCTGGATCGGTTCCCACCTCTTGAACCGCTCTTTGAACCACCCTTCGAACCGCCTTTGCGAGTCTTTCCAAGACTACCGCCAGAGCAGCAACCACATTTAGCGGCGGGGCTTGAAGTAGCGTCTGTTTTAGATTTTTTTCCTGTGAAGTAACCTTTATACTCCTTAAAAGCATCGACTACTTTTTTCGGAGCCTCTGCAAAATCAGCCAAACTATTACCTAAATCAATCCAACTTTTGATTCCTTCCAACAGTCCTTTTTCTTCTTCCTTCGCTACATTCTTAACTGTATTGTTATTGCTGCCAATACTAAGCGACAGTGAAGGATTACTCGCCGGATTCATCTTACCCATCGCCACTTCAACCTTCTGGCGCACCTCGACAGATACCGTTCCCGATGCTTTGACCATCTGTCCCTGAACTCGGTTCAGCTTCGCCAATACCCGATCCAAGGCAGGACTTAGCTTATCGTTCAGCCCAATCGTTGGTGTGATACGCAATCTGCTCAATCGAATTGCGGTACTGTACACATGCTCCAGCCTTCGTCCGGTCGTTCGCAGCTCGTTGTTTGTCTTGATTAGACTCTGATATCGTACCCTGCCCAGCCGTTCGGTTGAACGCTCAATCTGATCCAAATAACGCAGGGTTGTCCGCATCTGCGCATTGGACTTACTTAGACCAACAATCATTTCTGCCATCTAATTCACCTCCTGTCATTCAATATGGATTCCTCTACCTTACCGATTGTTTTGCTTCGTGATTGCATCCATTTCCTCTTCCGAGAAAGCAAGCAACAACGAGCGTTCGCCTCGGGATAGAGACCAGAACTCTCCGGGTCTTAGATGATGACGCACCCACATGTGATAGAGGAACGTTGTCATCCCGCCGGAGTGAATTAGTTTTTTAGGTCTTCAATCTCCACGCCGAACCCGGATAGCTCCAGTACCTTGTCACCCACCGCATCCAGCTCACCAGCAAGCAGCATGCGGCGAACCGCTTGTTCCCCACCAGACAGCTTCATGCGTCCGGTAATGCGGTTATCGCCCCAGCCGGATAATTCCAGGCTGCGCACTTGCAGTTTCACCGTCGCTTCGGAAATAAGCAGTGCATTGAACGTCTCCGTGTCGACCTTTTCTTCGGTGCGACCCTTGACCGTTTTGCGAACTGTACAACGCTCGCGGATCTGATCGACTTTGGAGGATGTCAGTCCACGCAACGTAAGTAGCAGATCCAACCGCTGAATGCGCACATTTTCCTCTGGCAATCGCTCTGCGGCTTCAAATAGCTGATCCAAAATCTGTTCTTCCGACAGCTTTTCATTCATACTCATCGAGGCATGTCTCCTTTTGTCTTCCTAAAATGTACTCGCGTTACAAAAATCCGCTGAAACATAAGAAGCAGACCGAGTTGCCCTCAGCCTGCTTGTTCTTATAATTACTTTATCTTCGGGTTAGCTTTCCATAACCTTGCTTTCGCCTTGCCTACGCCTTCGTCTTCCTAGGTCTTCCTTGGTCTTACTACATCTTCCTAACTACGCTTCTTAGTTCGCTACAATTGGATTAAGCAACTCAAATCCCTCAAAGGTAAAGCCTGTTTCCTCCGGCACTTCTTCGCCGGCTGTCCAGTTGGCTAGTTGGATTTTGTCTACCATGCAGCCTTTCAACAGCACACTCTCATGTCCATAGGACTCTGGATCATCTAGCTTGGAGATAATCTGGAACTTCGTGAAGCCACGTGTAATCATATCTGAAGTGACTTTGTACCCTGTCATCGTACCTGTTCCTTTTTTCGCTCCATTCTTGTGCACCTTCCAGTCGTTACCGACCAGATTCAGCTCACGCTTCTCAATCTCTACACTCGCTTCCAGCTTGTTAATATTGGTCTGCCACGTACCATCAATATGCAGCTGACCATGGGTACCGAGAATAACTCGTGATGCATCTAACATGAATATTCCTCCTTGGGATCATTGAACGTATCGATTCGCGTAAACCATTCGTTCACATATTTTTATTTATGGATATGATTAAACTTTGCCTCATTCGCTTACTTCCAAAGCCGGCTAAACTCGTTTATCTTGAAACAGCACACTCTATACACGAACTAGAAATCGCCCTCTTAACAAAACTTACTGCACATAAAAAGTGCCGAATAATTGCTCCATTACATCCGTCAGCTTCACATTCCACTGCAAATACACCTGATCTGCTTCCGGCTTCAGAATCGGAGCTGTTCCATAATATGCAGGATCGAGAAGCACATCGTATCCTGACGCCTCAATCACATTGCTCTGCGCGAGCAGTGCCAGATAGGCTTTCATTGCCCCAATCAATGCCTGGCGACCTTCCTCCGTGTTATTCACTTTACCGATGTACGTGTCTTCGGCAGAACGCTGGAGGTCTACGTTAATGGCATCCATCACCCGAATGGAACGGATTTTTTTCCATGCATTATTCTGCCCGGCCACGGGTGCAACCAGCGTATTCACACCACGCAGTGCTTTCACCTGACGACCATCGTGGAAGAAAATAAATACTCCATTCTGCACAGCCTGCTCCTGTTCAGCTCGTGTCCAGCGACGTGTCACATCATCAAACGGGGTAGGAGCATATGTGGTGGATTCGTTCAAACGCTGACCCGCGATCAGACCTGCAACATACGCAGAGGTCTCTGCCGAACTGTAGAAGGTGTCTCCCAAACTTACACCCGTACCCACGTTAACCACACCCTCATGGTTCAACTGAGCCGAACGAGCCGATGCCTTCTGAGCAGCATTCGCTGATGTATCATCTGCTGCGGAACCGCCAAATACGGCGATAACCGGTTTACCCTCATTGCGTACACGCTTGACCCAAGCGCCAAAGCTTGCAAGTAGAGGAACATCCGCCGCTTGATCCAGAGCCAATACATCGAATTGTTCACCTTCGAGCGCCTCTTGTACGGCAATGTAATCCGCATTGGTCAGACTGTCGTTACCACTCACACCACCTCTGAATGATGCACCAGCAACAGTTGCAACCTCGCCCGTACCTTCTCCAATGGCACCCGCTGTTACCCATACGTTGTTCTCATCCGCATTGATCAGTTCTGCGAGAGCGGCACCTGTAATATCTGCCGTCACCAACGCGTACAACATGCGATTGCCTTCGAAGAGACGCACTTCATGCTTCGTATTATCGATAATGCCAGGTTGAATCGTGACGTAGAAATCGTTACTCCGATCCCCTACATACTTCGCATCCAGTTGCAGTACATCTTCATCGTTACGATCCTTGAGCGTAAGACTTCCCGCCTTCGCCGTTTCCCCCACGACCCGATATGCTAGCAGCTTCTTCGGCCCGCCGAGCAGCGCAAGTTTCAGGGATGTATAAGCTGTCCCATTGTCCAATGCACCCGCTGAGAAAATCCGTTCAATCGCCGACTCACTGCCCACTTCGACAAAAGTCCCCGCTGGCCCCCAGTTTGCCTTCACCGGCACCACAACAGTTCCACGATTTCCTGCCTGAATGGACGATGCTGCTGCCGCCTGAAAATTCATATATAAGCCCGGAAGTACCGGACGATTCATCTTCTCCCATGTTCCGCCTGCCATTAGCCCTTCACCTTCGCTTTCATAAATTGGTTAATTCGTTCTTGTGCTTCCGCAATGGAAAACGTCTGCGCCGCTGCTTCACTCAGCGCCCCGTACAGCACCTCAGCCTTAACGGCAAAGAGGGCTTCTGCATGATTGATTAGCTCGGCTCGCGTGTACTTCGCACCGCCTTGTTGGGTATGTTCTATTGAACCTGTCAACGCCATCTCACCTCATTTGGTTATAAGTTCAACACGCATTATTAATACATTTATTGTGACTCATGCTTATTCTATTCCTCTGCTATGATGCACCTGACGAATGAAAGGTACGTCTGTTCCTGGGCGACGAATACGCTCCTGTAAGGTCAGACGGATCTGTCCATTCAAGTAGGCATCTGCCTGTAAATCAGCAGAGACGTCATCGACCGTGACATATCTCCTGCTCTCAGTAGTGCCTTCGCTTCCTACACTAGTAATGGCGATTCTTGCTTGTATCCCTAGCTGCTCCACAAGCCGAATTACAGTGTTACGTGTCGTTACTGAATTTCCAGTCATGACATGTCCCACGAACTGCTTGCGAATCTCCAGTGTAGAAGCACCTGCCTCGGCGATATCGTAACTCGCGAGTCGCCACAAGACAGAAGGAGATTCGTACCCCCCAGGCCATGTATCACGATAGACAGACCAACTTGAACCAAGCTCTGCTTGTGTCCAATTCTGGAGTGCAAGCAGCGAATAGTCCTGCGTTTCGATCACCAGATCTTGTTCAATGACCTCAGGTACATATACGCCGAATCGCAGGCTACGTGTAATGAAGCCTGCACCGGAGTCGATTCGATCACAATCGGAAGATCCGAGGTAGATACAGGTGAAAGCATTGCCCTCCGTATCCTGTAATCGAACCTGATGTAATCCTTCCATCAACCTGCTAGACCAGACCTCCAACTGCTCTGCTCCACCCTCAGTGAGTCTCGCATATGGAGCAATACGGATGATTCGGCGATATCCTGCCCAGCTCGACTTAGGCACTTCTTCCGCAAAAGCAATGACCGCACAAGGTTCATTTACCAACTCGCCCGGTGCAAGTGCATCACGCACCTGACCCTGCCACGCTGGAACAAGTTCAGCAAGTTTCTGCTTTAATGTCTGCTTCATGAGCGTGCTCATCCTGCCCATACTTGCTGTGGAATTTACCTCAGTTGTTATAGACACATTTATTTCGCCCCCTTCAGCTGCAAATGTATGATCTGCTCCCGCTGTGCAGCGACAATGCAGCAGTCATGAAACTCCCCCTTTAACATTCCGTCTGCAATACAATCTATGATCGAACCAAACTAGACAACATCACCGCATAAGAAAGACCGGCTCAATGGCCGGTCTGCTGTACATTAGGACGTGTTTGAAAACTCGCTGAAGTGCATCTTTCACCCCCTTTTCGCTCCCTGCTGCGTCACTTTCCCTTGACGTGCCCCGGCACGCCTGCGGAAAACTTCCTGGCTTGGAACGAAAATTCGGCAAAATCTGCGTCCTTCGGAGTTTTCAATCACGCCCTAGCGTATGTGCTTTCGGTGTGTCCCTGTGCGATTGATCCGATAATATAATCTTACACCTGTTGATCCCAAACGCGGATGGTGATTGGCATGACTTCGGTGCGATTAAGAGAGTATCTTGGGTGGAAAAAAGACGACACTATATGAAGTTAAACAGACACCAATGTAACTTGGGGGTTCAGCGTAATTTCAAACGCACGTCCCCAGATAAAGTCGGGATTTGTATACTCCAGCTCTGCATTTTCATACGCAGCATAGGAGCTTTCTCCATCTTCCAATTGAACCACCGCATCATTACCTTGGGCAAATGCAGGTTTAGCGGCAAGTGTCGTTGTGTATGTCTGCATTAAATCTCGCAGCAACGATTGTAGGTGTTCGTAATCCTCACTGGAATTGAACAAAAGCATATTCTGATCCGCAAGCGTAGCCACGTTGGTATACAGGGCATGAGCTCGGGAATACGTGCGAATATCTGCAATCGCAACCGCTTTGTAGTAATAATCCTTCAGGAAACGTTTAAACAATAGTGAACCTTGAGCGTTCATTGCTTCCTGTAGAGCAGAAGCATTCGTTTCCTTCGTAATGAAGGCGTAGCGAGATTGTCCCATACCAACCGCAATTCCGATCTTATTGCCGGGTGTATTCCACGCACTATACCCTAGAGCGCGACCAGTGTGCGAGCTACTCAATAGCGCTTCAGCTACATCTACATTCGCCGGGCCTTTACCTACAAAATCAATCACAACCGTTGGCACACCTTGCTCACTATTGGCGTTAATTCGTTCAACAGCAGCCTCTACCTGTTCCAGTGACGTAATCGCCACAATTTCTAAGTTAGGCTCTGGTTTGTTCTTATGAGAATGGCTGGTCATCCGATCAAGTTCTGAGGTAACATCGAACGTTGCAGCTTGAAGCGCAGCATCATCCTGCCTTACGTTCTCGCCTGGGACAAGATCAGCATCCGTCTCTTCCTCTGGAACTGGATATGCAGAATCAGCAACAAGCACACCACCTACGATATCAATATGGCGGGCTACATTTTCATGTACATTCATATATTCATAGGTGTTCACGATGGTATTACCATGTGGTCCGAAGTAGGTAACCGCATAACGTGTTTTTGCACCATCACGAATCAATTGATTCGCCATCCGAGCTAATAGCGAGTGTCCCAAACCATCCGCATCCGGAAGAATAATCGCACGGTCTGGATTCTGCCCAGCTACCCCGCCAAGCCATTCATTAATTCGATTCTCCACATAGCGGATTTCATTAATCTGTACCCCTTGCGTATTGGCATCGTCCACACCAACCGCGAGAAAATCAATATATCCCTTACGTGCCAGTTGATCGAGGATATACAGATTCGTTTTGAATTTATGCTGTCTCGTATTATAGTATTGTTCTTTATCAAAATAGGTCGTTTCACCATACTCTGTAGATTCAGGAGATACGTTATACCCCTGAATGATATCCTCAAAGGTCGTAAACGTCTGACGAGGTTGCTGCATCAATGCTCGCGATTCATTATAGGCATCAAGTGCAAGCCCATCTGCAAATGAAGTGGTCGCAAGTCGCATGATTGTATCCATTACGTAAACGGGTTTACATGGGTATTTCTCTTTAATAACGCGAATTACATCCAACAACCGCGTTGTCTCCTGATCATAGTTCGGATAGTCACCGCCTCCGTTCTCACGAAGCTCGCGGCTACCAATCAGACCACCGTAAGCCAGCATATCGCTTGAAATAATGAAGCCTTCAACTTCAGCAGCATGCTCCAGAATAAAATCGTGAATATTGGACGGCTTGCCATACTGAGGTGTAGATGTACCAAGTAATGTGGTGCCATCTACCGTTTTCTCCGAATCCAAACGGTTTCGGATGTCCTTCCGGTTCGGTGTAACGATATGGAGACCGGCTGCTTTACCTTGTACAACGACGTCATCCAGGTTGGCTGGACGATCATCGAGTGGGACATACAATACTTTTTTCAT